AGCATCGTCGTGTTCAGCCGCACACCCATCGCGTACAGCACCACCATCGTTGTGAGAATCGGGGACTCCATTGGGGTTCGTCGTGTAAATGGCTTCGGTATCCGTTTTCCAGGCAGACGGAAGGAGAAGAGGGAGTGTGCAGACAAGATGGCAGGGAAACGCCCGGAGGACTGCGCGCAACCGCGTCTCTTCCTGCGGCGTCAGCATAAAGCCCTCCAGATAGCCCAACCAGACCGTTGCAGACGAATGATGCGCGAGAACGGCTGTCGCAGCCTCCACGAGGTCGTCCAGTGGAAGTCCCGCCAGGTCAATCCAGTCGGGCTTCTTCGTGATGGGGACTGTATACACCGTCAGCATTAGAGACTCACGCCAGCTTGTCTTAAGACGGCACTTCGGGGCGCGACTTGGAGGTCGGGAGACCCACCTGCTGGGCCACCGTGAGTGCGCACGCACAGCCGCCCTTAAACTGCGGAGGCTTCCCGCAGACCGTGCAGCACGAGGCCGTATTCCAGCCGCGCTGGTAGGTGTTCTTCGCAGCCTGGACCGCCGCCAGCTGAGAATCTGCAGCCAGCCGATCATTGTAGTCCGGCATCACTGTAGAGGAGTAGCACGTGAGCTGAATCTGCGAGGCCTTCGCATTGACCGCCAGAGCACCCTGCGCAACCGCCTGGCCAGCTGTGTACGCATTGTAGACCGAGGTGTCCTGAACCGAGTGCCCACCCTTGATGGGAGAATTGACCTGCGTAGACGGTGCGTTCAACACGAGGTTGCCCGAGAGCGTCGTGGTCTTCTGCTCCTGGACTCCAGACGCCGCAAGACGCTTGAGAATCTCCGTGTGGTGTCCCGCATCGCGATGCGGCCGTGTATCCACAAACTTCGGCGTGCGCTGCATCTTGCGCGAGAGGTACTCGCTGTACGACGACATTCTTATCTTCCCCGCAAGGCAAAAAATGGAGCTCCGGATTCGGATTCCGTGGGAGTATGTCTGTATCGTTGAACGCTGTACAGCGCGTGCGTGTGCGGGACACGCCTATTGCTTTGGATGTCTCGTGGAGGCGATCTCACAGCCCTGGATGACCCAGGAACTTGACCCGACAACACTCCATCGTCAGGCCCAGGTCATTCAGCGCCCGTCCCTCCGCAGTGACCTTCGTCGTGGTGGTCAGGTACTGAATGCTGTCGGTTTCTGACCTGCCCTCCTGCTTGCGGTACGCCTTCACGCGTTCCAGATACGCCCTCCACTTGCCGAAGATCGGGCGATTGCACGTATAGCAGAGAACCGGGATTGGGAAGTCCATACTGTTCGTCTGTTTATCTTGGGGACATCCGTTTTCTTCTCTGGCGAAAACACAATGCGACTTCGCGCTACCTATCGCAACTTTGCGATTGTCGGGTTTGTTCTGATTCTCGTGCTCGGGTTTGGCGTCCTCGTCTGGCGCAAGGACGTGAAGCTGGATGCGATTGCGAAGGACCTCGTCAAGGACAAGAGCCGCTTTACTCCGTCTGAGTCGATTGATGTTGCGCAGGCGATGAAGCTTGTGACGCACGACCCTCCGAAGATGCTAGCACCACCGCAGGCACCTCCACCGATGCTGGTGTTCCCGCCGTCAGCCGAGGACTTGGCACGCCTTTCCGGGCCCTAAACGCTTGGAGTTCAGTCGCAGGACCCGGGTGCCACCACGGCCACTCGGGAGGCGGAGGCGGCGGTGCGCTCACACGATCGTAGAGCATCTGGAGCATCAGCCGCTCTTGGGGGTGAAGCGCCTTGAGCATCTCCACTGTAAAATTCATTCTGTGCAGTTCCTCTATCTCTCCGAACCTACTTCCGTTTTTCGTAATACATCTCGCTCGTCATCGGGTTCTTTACCACAAGGCTGTGGTAGAAATCCCAATCAATCCCCCAATGCGTTCTCTCGATATGCTTCTCCTCGTCGGGAATATGCTCCGTCGACGTAATCATCTCGCGCACAATCGCGCGAACCCTCGCGTTCTTCGTCTTCAGGGTTGTGTTGATACACAACCCGGGGCTAGGCTCGTCGCAGAGGGTTGTCTCGATGTCCATGCTCCACACCTGCGGTTTATCCCAGAACCCAGGATGCTGAGTCGGTTCCTCGTCCTCGAGCGTGAACCCTCCGAAGTTCACGTCTGCGTTCGCCATCATCTCTCCCACCACCGTCAACGACCTTCGCAATTCCTTCTCATCCTCGGCGGACAGGCTGTCTGGGCGTTCCCGCTCGCGGCGTTCCCGGGCTTCCTGTAGCGCCCAATGGAGGTCTTGCATCTCTCTCTCCCAGTCGCGTTGCTTCTCGGCGAGCGCGTCGCACCGGCGTTCCAGCTCCTCCACGGAGAGGGACTCCAGCTCGCGCTTCTTGGCTTGCATGGCTTCGTAGGTACTCATTTGGTTCGGGGTACTCTCCCTCTTTCCATGGCCAAAACCGTTCTGTTTTTGTCACCTAGGAACAAATGTCCCGCACCAAGACCTACGTCATCGGTGTGCTCGTCGTCTTGGCGGTTCTCGCAACGATGTCCGGAGGTCTCCGGGACATCTTTGGGATTTCATTGTTTGGGGCATCGAAGGAGCACGGATGGAATGACGGGATCTTCCTCATGCTCGCCGCCATTCTTGCGGCGCTTGTTCTATAAGGAATGGAGACAGCCGCCTGGGTTTGTTTCGGGGTTCTCGTTACACTCGCCGTGCTCTGGTTTTTCTGCGCAGACCACGCGCGCGACGTCCGCGCCTTGTGCGGCGACCTCCCGGAAGCGGAAACGCCTGCTTGAACTCCGGATACTTCGTTTCCAGCTCCTCCAGTGTGTTCAGGTCTTTCAGCGCGGCGAGCTGTGCGGGCGTATTCCCCTTGCTTGCATCCGCCACCGCCGTCGCACGAAGCTCGCTCTCACGCTTCTTGATCGGGACATACCTGTCCCAGTCCAGAAGCCACGGGTGCTCTGCATGAAGCGCAGCGAGCCGTGCGTGCATCGTCGGACCAGGGTTCGCCTTCAGACGCTTCAGCTCAAGAATAGCGCCGAGCCGTTTTGCGACGACGTCCGCCATTTCTCTTTCGGCGAGAAAGGCCTTTGCGACGACCGGCTCCTGTGAGCATCGCCTTGAGCTTGGCGTTGTTGTAGACCGTCGCGATGGTCGGATACTGCGACTCAATCGTCGCAATCTGGGTGTCCTGCGCAGCCGTGCGACCGCTCATCTTCTTGAGTTCGTAGTAGTCCTTGAAGAGGAAGACCGCGTTCAAAAAGGGGGTCTTGCGTGCCTCACGAATTGCCGTGAGGTCCGCCTCTGTCTTTGGCTGTTTCTTGAGGAGCGCCAAGAAGGCGTCACGCTTCGCCTTGAGCATATCGCTCTCCATCTTTGCATCCAGCTCACCGAACGGATCCATTGCTCTCTCACCAGAGAATCTCCAGCTCCTGGGTAGACCAGAACTCAGCCGTTCCATCGGGCAGCTGACGGCGCACCAGGAAGGGAAGCTTGCGCTGCTCAATCTCGCGCTTGGCCACGTTCCACACAAACAGCGGGTCACTGGTCCGGAGCCCTGTCAGCTCCACCAGCGGCTTGGCACCTTCTGCAAGCTGCTGGGCACGCATCGCAACCAGAGCTGTATACTCGTACTTTGTGTAGAAGCCGCGCGTGCGACGGGGCTCCTTCACAGACTCCACGACTTCGGGGCGAAACACAGGCTCCATTGCTTATCGTTGTCTAGGGATTGTTTCTTCCGTTTTAACCAAATGCCGTATGTTCAGGATGCGTCTATGGTAACGCGTGTCGTCAAGGCTGCTGCAACCGTGACTCCCGACCCGACTATCAAGTCCCGCACCTTTGTGGCCCCACTCAAGCAGGGCTATCAGGCGTCTCAGCTTCGGGCGTCGGAGACCCAGCGCTACATCCCTGGAACCGTGCTTGCGCTTCCGCGGTGGACATCACCGCAGGCGGGCCGGAAACTCTTCGTGAAGTAAAACAAGATGCCGACTCTCAGTGCCTCGGACTACACACGGTTCGTGAAATACAGGGCTGCGAACGTCTCTCCGATTCGCGCTGCGATTCAGACGCGCGACAACGTGGCGCTCTCGCAGTCTATCATCAATGCCAACCTGCTCACCAGCCAGGCGGCGTTTGTTGTGACTCCGTCCACTGTGGTACGGACGGTCTTGACGGCCGTCGTCACGGACGCCACGCGCGAAATCGTGGAAGAGGCGAGGACCAATATCATCACAGCAGCGTCGGGCGACGGGGACAGGATCACGTATACGACGTCGCAGGCCCACGGACTGACGACTGGTGATATCGTCACGATTACAGGCTTGGGAGCCTTTTCGGAAGCGAACCAGACAGATGCGTCTGTCATCGTGACGACGTCCACCCAGTTTCAGATTGCAGACCCAGCACAAGGAGACGCAACTGGGACGGGACGCATCACAGGGCGCGTCTACTACACAACCAGCATCGCAAACGGTCTCGCTGCCGGCGATGTCATCACCATCTCGGGCCTTACGACGTTCAACGCGACCAACGCCACAGTTGCCGCTCGGCCAACAGCGACAACCTTTGTGCTCCTCAGCGACACAACGGGGACGGCTGAGACGGGAAAATCCGGAGCGATCGCACAGCTCGTGTACTACATAACGGACCCGGAGCACGGATTGGGGACGGAAACCCAAAACCTGACCATCACGGGCCTCTCCTCCTTCAATATCAATGAGCTTCCAGTCTTCCGAGCTCCGACATCTACTGTGTTTGTGGTACGGAGCACACAGGCTGGAACGACTGTCACCGGCGGCTCAGGTGTGATGACAGTCTCAGTGTATGGGAATTCCACGACCTCTATCACGAGCAACGCGCGTGTCGTCCCGATTCCCGTTGTCCAGACACGGTCCACTGCGGACGCGAAGTCCACCGTGTCCTTTGCGGGCACCTCGGGTGCGCTTGGGTCGTCTCCCGTTCAGCGTCCAGGCGGTCTTCCCACGGGCTTCAGGAATTCCCAGGGCACCTACCATCGCATCCCCCAGTCTGCAGGGTGGTAGGAGGGTGAACGAGTTACTCATCACTCTGACGCGCCAACTGCTTCCACGTTTCCTTACACACCGTACACCGATAATACCACATCACGGACTCTGCATCAAGTTTGATGCCCTTGATGGAGGACTCCTTGCCCCGCGTGGGACAACTCGTGTTCGGACACACCATCGTCGTGAACGTCGGAAGCGTCGGATCGTACTCAATATACGGGTTGATAGAGTACTGTGTGGACGTATCCTGCTGGAGGCTGTGGTCGTAGACGATGGGATTGGCCTTCGTCACCTCTTCCTCATACGGGCACGACCTGCACTTGGTATAGGCCTTGCGCTTGCCATCCACCTCACGCTCCACCGTGTCAAACAGGAAGTTGGAACAGTCGCGGCAGAACTTCATTGTGCTTATCTTCTCGCAGGGAGTTTGTAGGTCCGTTTTCGTGCGTTCAAAACGGACGGCCGCCGGACCTTTTGTCTGGGGGGGTAGTATGGCGACTCGTCTGGACCTCTTTCTGAATGGAAACCCGAATGGAAAGACTGACCGCGAGAAGGTTAGCCGTCAGGTCACGGACAAGGACAAGCCCTTCAGCCTCTGGTCCTTCGAGAATCGCGAGAAGTGGATGATCACGGAGGACGACTACGACGAGTTCCTCCGTCTCTACTGCGCCGACCTTCGGAACTGCAAGGCTCGCTTCTTCACCGAGAAGTCTACGCCGATTGGTCAGGTTCGCGTTGACTTGGACTTCAAGTACAAGGGTCGCGTGGAGGAGCACAAGCACACCCAGGAACAGGTTCTGGCCTTCGCCAAGGCCTTCATGGACCAGCTCAAGCGCTTCCACGAGCTGCCCGAGAGCGTGGAGCTCTATGTCCTGGAGAAGGACTACCCGACCTACAGCAAGGCGGATGACATCTCCAGCTCCGGCATCCACATTCAGATTCCCGCGGTCAAGACCCGTGCAGACATTGAGCAGCAGCTTCGTCGGTCGCTCCTGAAGGAGATGGATGTCTTCTTCCCCGAGCTTGGGTGCACGAAGCCCTGGGACGACGTCTACGACAAGCAGCCGCTCTCGCACACGAACAACTGGCCGCTCCTCGGCTCCAAGAAGAACACGGACGGTGCGCTGCCCTACAAGATTCGCTACATCATTGACTGGGAGCGGGACACTGGAGAGATGGATGTGGATGAGAACGTCCCCGAGGTCATCACGCCGGACCTCGTCAAGAAGCTGTCGGTCCGTTCTCGGAAGGAGGAGGAGACACCGCTGACCGAGTACGCGAAGGAGCACTGCCGCCCGCCCGCCGAGGCGCCGGTGACACGTGCGGCCTCGCGGGGTCGGACGATGGAGCGTGGACCGACGGACTCGCGGGGTTCGTCTCCAGGTCGTGGACACTATGTTGCACCGCTGACGGAGGCCTATCGCGACTACATTACGAGGCACGTGCGGAATCTCGGAGAGCATCGTCGCGATGGGACGCACGACGATTGGGTGGCGGTAGGACAGTGTCTGAAGAACATCCACCACGAGCTGGAGGACGTGTTCTTGGATTGGATTGAGCAGACGACCAAGCCGGGTCGCGCGACAAAGGCGCGGACGACCTGGAATGGGTTCAACTTGCGCGTGGAGGGTGACCGCCTGGGCATCGGAAGCCTGCGGAAGTGGTCGCTGGAAGACAACCCCGAGGGATTCAAGGAGATTGAGGCGAGCAATGTGGACCGCCTCGTGGAGATTGCGGCGGAGACTGTGACCGAGTATGACTTCGCGCAGGTCATCCACGCGAAGTATCGGGACGAGTTCAAGTGTGCAGACTTCAAGAACAACGAGTGGTTCCAGTATGACACGCACATCTGGAAACACACGGATTACGGCGTGGAGCTCCAGAAGCGCCTTCCGTCGGCCATCTCCAACCTCTTCGCGGACAAGGAGACGGCGATGCTGGCGACGATTATGACGCTGGGGCAGTGCGGACACGCGAAGGAGCCTGACCTGACCTGCGAGACCTGCAAGGCAGAGGCGAAGAAGAAGCTCTACTCGGCGGCTCGTCTCAAGCTCCGCCGCACGGGGTTCAAGGAGAGCGTGATGAAGGAGTGCCGTGTCCTCTTCTACGACAAGGAGTTTGCGGAGAAGCTGGACAACAACAAGCACCTCATCGCCTTCACGAACGGTGTCTACGACACGCTCACGCAGAGCTTCCGTCCCGGCCAGCCGGAGGACTGTATCAGCTTCTGCACCAAGGTGGAGTATCGGATGGACACCCAGTACCACGAGTTCGGGTGCTGGGACGAGCTGAAGCAGTTCCTGGAGAGCATCCTCCCACACAAGGTGGTGCGCGACTACTTCCTGCGGCATCTCGCGACCTGTCTGTCGGGTGTGTTCACGCAGCGGTTCCACATCCTCACGGGGTCTGGCTCAAACGGCAAGTCGATGCTGATGAACCTCTGTGCGACAGCGTTTGGCGAGTACTGCTACAAGACCAACGTGGCGATGTTCACTCAGAAGCGCGGCAAGGCCGGCGCTGCAAACCCGGAGCTGGTCCGGATGAAGGGCAAGCGGTTCGTGTTTATGTCCGAGCCGGACGAGGGTGAGCCGCTCTCCACGGGGTTCCTCAAGGAACTCACGAGTTCGGAGAAGGTCACCGGCCGCGATCTCTTCAAGGGGTCCAAGGAGATGGTAGAGTTCGACGTTCAGGCGAAGTGTCACCTGGCGTGTAACGACAAGCCGAAGGTGAACACGACCGACGGAGGCACGTGGCGCCGTCTCAAGGTCATTGACTTCCCGATGAAGTTCGTGGCCGACCCCAAGGGACCGAAGGAGCTCCCGATGGACGAGAGCATTATGCACAAGGTGCTGTCCCCCGAGTGGGCGGAGTGCTTTATGGCGTATCTCATTCATCTCCATCGCGAGGGGAAGGGCCTGACCAAGCTCTCTCCGCCGAAGGAGGTGGACTCGTACACGAACGACTACAAGGAGGAGTCGGACGCGATTGCGCGGTTTATGGGCGAGTTCTTCCACACGAATACGGAGACCGTCACGGACCCCAATGGGGGCTACGAGAGGGTGTCGTGGAGTGAGATTGCGACGACGTTCAAGGAGTGGAAGCGACAGAACGAGGTACAGGTGGGAATTCCGGAGTTGCGGAAGCGTGTGGAGGAGACGTATGGGAAGCTGCCGACGGGTGGCTGGACGAACTTCAGGTTCGGGACGGATTAAGCGCGGTGCCCCTTGCGATGACGACCGCCCTTGTACTTGCGGCGGGTGCTGCGGCGAGGACGGCGACGCGCACCCGTGGTCGGGGGCTGCGCGGTATCGGTCACGGGAGTCTCAGATGGAACCTCGGCAGCAGAGGACTCGCCAGCGCACACCTCATCCTTGGTCGCCTTGGCCTTGGCTGCAGCCTCATCAGCCTCCGTGGATGTCTTCGTGGCCTTCTCACAGCTCGGCTTGAACCAACTGCGGGGATCATACCACGCCCCGCCACGACGAGAGGTCTTGCGTGCCATTTGTAGAGAAGGACCTACTTTTTTACTGCGGGCCGCGGGAGGCGCCGATCTTGGAGAGGAAGTAGGTGCGGAGAATGCCGATGGTGAACACGACAATCACGAAGGAGACGAGGAGCTGAACGAGGGCGGAGAGGAGCTCACCGACCTTCAGGGTCGCACCGCCAATGCTGACGGTGTAGGTCGCAACACCCTTGCCCGCAGCGGCCGCGGGCGCGAGGATGGGCGCGATGATGCCGTCGGACAGCGCCGTGAAGAACTTGGACACCACCGAGCCAAGGTAAATCGCCGCCGTGATGATGATGAGGTCCTTGGTGTCGAGCATTTGTTTACCTTTCTCCTAGGACATTTTTCCGCCTAGACACAATGGACACTCGCTTCTGGGGACCGAGCGCGTGGCAACTCTTCCACCTCATCGCCTTCAAGTCGGAGCACCCCGACGACGTGCTGAACCAGATGAAGGACGTGCTTCCGTGTCGCTTCTGTCGTGAGTCCACGACGCAGTTCGTTAAAGAGCATCCCCTCCGTGGAGACCCCGGCAAGTGGCTCTACGACATTCACAATATGGTCAATGCCAAACTGCGGCGGCAGGCCAAGGAGGACCCGACGGTCGTGGACCCCGGACCCGACCCGTCGTTCGCGGAGGTCAAGGCGAAGTATGCCGCGATGAAGCCTGTCAACATCCCAGGCCGCGACTTTCTCTTTTCGGTTGCATCCAACTACCCCGAGGCTCCCGAGCCGCAGGATATGGCGACCCAGCGCACATTCCTGCACGCACTCGCCAAGGTCTACCCGTTTCAGCGGCTGCGAACTGTCTATGCGAAGTACCTTCAGGCTCACGAGCCGTCGCTCGGAAGCCGGAGGACCTATCTGAAGTGGATGTATGGCCTACTGAAGGCGCTGGCAGATGAGCTCAATGTGGAGCTTCCGTCCTATCGGGGATACGCACACCACGTCTCCTATTATAAAAGTGGCTGTTCCAAGAAAACCTATCACGGCAAAACCTGCCGGAAACTTGCGGGAGGGGGTCGGACCAAAGACCGTGACCGGACGAAGACCTACAGGGTCACGCACGAACGCCTGCTTTAATAGTTAAACATACCGCCGCGGCGAGTCTTGCGGCGACCACCGGCGAGGGGCTGGGGGGAGAGCGCGCCACCCTTGTAGGACTTCTTCGCAATCTTGAGAACCTGCTTGAGGGACTTGCCCTTGTTGGCGCGCATGGTCTTCTTCACGTGTGCGAGCCACTTGGAGCGCTTGCCTGCATTCTGTCCGTTCTCACCGTCCATTTTGTTTAGTGGGTGCGACTTTCTTTTGCGACGAACCCAGGGGGTCCGGACAAGAAGAGATTCCACTGACAGCCGAACGCAAGGGGTGCAGAGGGATTTCCGACAATCGTCTTGAAGCGGGGCTCGGGGGCGACGAGGACGATACCATCTTTGGTGAACTGCTTAAGCTCCGTGGGGTCGCGCGGCGAGATGGCCTGCTGGTAGGTCAGACGACGGACATCCGCGTCGTTCCAGTTGAGGTTGAGAAGGGACTCCAGGACAGTTCCATTGACAGTGCCGCCGGAGACAAGGAGCAGGGTGTTCGCGAGCTGGTCCAGCGGGGCCGTGCGGACGTTGGTGTCGGGGCTGAGGAACTTGCGCGGGATCGTGAGGAGGTGCTCGGCGACCTTGTCAATCGTCACCGTCCGGTCCGTATGAAGCACCATCGAGAGGATGAACGGGTCCTTGGACGGGAATGCATCATTCGCGATATCCACGCACACGCTCTCAAAGGAGACGTTGTCCACGGCCACGTTACTGCCTCCGGTTTGCGGGCTCGTGGCGACGACGGGCTGATCGCGCTCATCCGAATAAATATGGACCTCCAGAAGGCGAATCCCGCGACGAATCGCCTCTCGGTGGTCCTCAAAGACAGCGCCCGCTGCGATGTAGTCACACAGACGCCCCGTCCGAGGGAGAACCGGATGCTTTTGGGTCCACGTATCGTAGAGGAGGTAGACAAGAACCGCCGCCAACAGCGCAGCCAGAAGCGCTTTCATTGTTCTTTCTCGCGAGATTCCTTTGGCATCCGAAACAGGAAGTTACGAAACGCGTTCATCACATCGTCGGGGATGCGGGCGTCCATCGGAATCTCCAGGAGGCACGCGAGATGGAAGTACAGGCAGTAGACGCCACACTCTGAATCCCGATACTGATGGCGCGTCTTGTTGTAGGTGAGCTTCATCCCCTTCGCGTGCGTCTTCGTCGCATCCCACTGCTCCTTCCAGCGCTTCATCAGACGACGAATCTCGGGCTCAGGCGTCTGTGCATACGAGTCAAAATAGGTCATCCGAGGATACTCCAGCTCTGGACGGACGTCAGCGAAGACGGCCACCCAGTGCTGTCCCGGGCCGTCGTGTGGGTCGGTGTTGATGACGATACCGATGCGGTGCTTGCCCTTTTCCGCCAGCTTGGGGAGCTTCATCTCGCAGAGCGTAGAGACCAGGCACTCGTTCATCTCGGACTTCAGGTCAAAGTCCATCGGAAGCGAGCCAATGTAGTGGTAGTCGGGCACCATCTCCACGAAGAGCTTCTTCTCGGCGGCATCAATGTCGGTAGACGACAACCACTCGTAGCGATTGACGGTCCACTCCTTGGGAGCCTTGGGACGCTTCATCAGCGACGTGATGATGCACTCGGCTTGTCCGGTCTTGCAGTGGGCCCACATCCTGCGCTGGAGCTCCTCCCACGTGGCCTCGGGGTCTCCATCGGGAATCTTGGACTCGCGAGGATGCTCTTTCTCGTAGACCTCCTTGAGCCGTTTGACTTGGTCTTCGTCCAGCCACGACATCCTTGTTCAAAACGGATACTTTCCGCACGAGGAGGAGACAAGCACACACAATGGACTCTCTGGCTACCCCCCTTCGTCGCTACGTGGATATCACCAAGCGCCTGAATGAGCTGAATGCGAAGGCCCGCGAGCTTCGCGAGGAGCGCCAGTCGGTGGAGCTGGACCTGGCTGCGGTGTACAATGAGCAGAGGGGAGAGATTCCCCAGAAGATTGCGCTGAATCAGTCCAAGATGGTGTTCATGGTGAAGAAGCCAGGGGAGTGGAAGAAGGGCTGGACGCTGTCCAAGAAGCAGCTGGAAGAGTATCTGAAAGACATCCTACCCGAGCACGGGGAAGATGTCCTCCGCGAGATCGTGATCCGGCACGACCGGAAGATGACTGCGACGGACTATGCGTTTGACCTGAAGCCCTTTGACGATGACGAGACGACTACTTAAGAGGAATGGCAGGAGGACGAGGTGGAGGAGGTGGAGAGTGAAGGCACTGATGCATTTGTCTGACAAGATCCTGAAGTTGATTAACGACCTCCTGTGTCTGAGCAAGATTCTGCTCAGGCAGAAACCCATACTGAACCCGCGTCAGCTGCGCGACGACGGACCGGTTCACCTCTATGGCACGCATCGCGAGATTCGTCAAGGGCTTCACCATCAAGAGCGCGAGTATGGTATACAATGACACAATTTTTCACGTGAAAACCGACCTACGCGGGGCGAGCGAGACACTCTCAAATGGACACCTACTGCCCCTACAATCCGAACAATCGGTTCTTCAAGGAGGCCGACATTCATCGCATTCTCCATCGCTACGGGTTGCCTCACTATCGCGTGCAGAAGCCCGCGGTCTTCCAAACCGCAATGGTCCACACCACCTACGTGCGGCGGACGGAGTATACCACGCCTGACGGACGTCCTGCGCAACTCGCGCCGTGTCCTCCGGGTGTTATGCCGCTACAGGATGAGTCCTACGAGTGTCTGGAGTTCGAAGGCGATAGTGTTCTGGGGGTCTGTGTGGCCACGTATCTGCGCCGGAAGTATCCGGAGCGGAAACAGGGCTTCTTGACGGATGCGCGCAAGGAGCTCGTGAACAATGAGCGGATTGG